TCGGTTAAAATGATAGCCTGCGAAAGTTTCGGCTATCCGTATACCGAGTTTCACGGGGTAATCGTTCCGCAAGGTGAATCGAAAGCGAGTACAGAGGAATGCGCGTACTTGATAGAAGCGTCGCATTTATTAGCAGCTGATTTAGGCATTATCCTAAAAGAGGAATAGCAGATGACAGAGCAGCAAGAAAAACAGCGCCGCTATGCACTGGCAAAAAGCGGCGGGGTATGTGAAGTCTGCGGGCAGCGTCCTTTGTGTGGAGCGTTGCAAGGGGCGCACCGGATTGGCAACACAAAATCAAACCGTGCGAAGTACGGCGATTTTATTATCGACCATATTTTAAATATCGGCATGACGTGTAGTCTGCGGTGCAACGATGCGCTTGACATTAGCCGAAACGAAGGCGCTTGTATTGCGCTTTGTAAAGCGATTTACGAGCGGGAGGCGCTCAAATATCAAACGGGTAGACAGTAGGCAGCTTTCGTTATTGTTCGATATCCCGTACTACAGCGAAGCGCAAACAGACAATCAAAGATTTATGAATATGCAAAAACGCTACATCATAGATAACGATACAAAAGCGCTCGCCGATATGTACCGGCTCGGTGTGAGAGTTGCGCTTAAAATGATTAACAAGTTCGCTGGATCGAATCGGCACCTTCAAAGCCTTGCGCGGATGGAGCGGAACGAGAAAGCGCATAGCGCCTCAAGCTACATTATCGAACAATACTTAAAGCGTCCTACGTTCTACATAAAAAAAAGCTATACGGCATACCTTTATAAACGGGTGCAGTACGAACTTTTTTATCATCGGAAAATCGACGCAGCGATTATCTACTGCGATATGACAAACGCGCTTTATTCATAGCGAGGATGAATGTATGACACAGGCTTATTTAATTGCATATCGTGATAATGCGATACGCTGCATTCTTCGTTCGTAATGAAGAATGCAGAAGGATTTAACGACTCCGTAAGCGGGTTATAAAACAAATAGTACACGCCGGATGAGACGGCGAGGAGGTGTGTTATGGAAAAGGTCGCATTGCAAACACTTAACGGCGGTGCGGTGATCGACTTGTTCAATGCAGAGTATGAAAAACTACTTGCAAACGTGAACGATGAGAATACCAAGCCGGAAGCAGCGCGAAGTATCAAAATTGAGTTGAAAGTAAAACCGGAAAAGACGCGGCGAGTAGCAACCGTACATATATCGGTTACGTCTAGTCTCGCTCCGATTAAACCGGCGGAAACGGTCATCTTCTTTGATACCGACAATGGGGAGCTTGCCGCTTTTGAAGATGATCCGAAGCAGCAATCGCTCGATTTTAAAGCTGGCACAGTAGCTGCCATAGGAGGTTAAACGTATGGATTTTGGAAAAGAAGCAATCGAAAAGATTGAACAGCTGGTAAAAGACAGCTATGCCGTACAGGTGGATGGTAAAACATACAGTGCGCAGGATTTAGAACCTGTACTGTATGAGCCTAAGGCGGCTGCTATCAATGTTTCAACACTTACAGGGTTTGTTGATTTTATCGAGAGGAATATTGATGATCTCGATTTTGAAAATTATTACACTGCTGTTGTTGACGATCCTGAAAAAGTTATGTTGTGCTCTGCTCTTTCGGGAGAAAAGAGGGCTCGAGAGGTGCTTGTAAACGCGAGGCTTGATAGTTACATGCAGACTTTCCCGTTTGGACAGTTTATGCCGCAAGAAGAATTTATCATCAGGTTGCATTCACTGTTTGAAAGAAAAGCGGGCGATGACTTTGATTACGTTGCGCTGATGGTTTCAAAAATAGTGCAAGCTGACACTGCCGATACGGATGATGACGGTATTACGCAACACGTAACCGTCAAAAGAGGCATAAGCGGTGCATTAAAAGAGAAGGGAGAGATAAAGCCGATCGTCCGCCTTTCCCCGTACCGGACATTCAGAGAGATTGCGCAGCCTGAAAGTCAATTTTTATTGCGCATCAGAACGGATGATGAAGGATCGGTACAAGCTGCGTTATTCGAGGCTGATGGCGGAGCATGGCGTAATGAAGCGCGTTTACAGATTGCCGCATATTTGAAAGAACATATCAAAGTATCGGTGATTGCTTAACACCTTTACTCCCCGCTGCTTTTATATCGGCGAGGAGTATCGCCTCAAAAGGATATTGAAGTATGACATACGAAGAATTTTTGAAAGAGAAAATCGCAATCGCATCATCAAGCGGTTTTTCTGTAGCTGAAAATGACATACATCCTATTTTAAAGCCTCATCAAAAAGATGCCGTAAAGTGGGCAATCGCCGGAGGCTGCCGTGCAATATTTGCAAGTTTCGGATTAGGTAAAACGGTTATACAACTTGAGATACTCCGTTTAATTTTAGCAAAAGAAGGTGGCAAGGCGTTGATTGTAACACCTTTGAATATCGTTGACGAATTTTATCACGATGCGCAAATGCTTCTTGATAATCTTCCTATACGGTATATTAAAACGCAAGAAGATATAGCGGCGGCAAGTGAAGCAATTCTTATTACAAACTACGAGCGGGTGCGGGATGGGAATATCAATCTTGATTCGTTCACAGCGTGTAGTTTAGACGAAGCGTCTGTACTGCGCTCTTACGGCTCTAAAACGTATCAAGAGTTTTTACCGAAGTTTAAAAATATACGCTATAAGTTTGTTGCAACAGCGACGCCCTCTCCGAATAAATATAAAGAGCTTATCCATTATGCGGGTTTTTTAGGCGTGATGGATAACGGTCAAGCACTTACCCGTTTTTTTAAACGGGACAGCACGAAATCTAATAACTTGACGCTTTACCCGCATAAAGAAAAAGAATTTTGGATATGGGTTTCTACGTGGGCGCTTTTTATTACAAAACCCTCCGATGTTAATCCTTCTTATTCCGATAGCGGGTATGATTTACCGGCGTTAAACGTTATCTATCATAAGGTGTCGGTTGATAATGCAACGGCCGGATGTGAAGATGACGGGCAAGTAAAAATGTTTCGAGATGCCGCGCTCGGTTTAAAAGAAGCATCGAAAGAAAAGAGAGACAGTATCAGCGATCGAGTAGCGCAAACACTTCAGATAGTGCAGGCCGCCCCTGACGATCATTTTATCCTCTGGCATAATTTAGAAGCAGAGAGGTGCGCTCTTCAAAAAGCCTTCCCTGATGCAGGCTTTGTTTATGGCAGTCAAGACCTTGAAAAGAACGTCGAAATTACGAGGGCTTTTAAAAGTGGCAAATTACAATATCTTGCGACCAAGCCTGATATATCGGCGCAAGGCGGCAATATGCAATATCATTGCCATAAATGTATTTTTGTCGGTATTGATTATAAGTTCAATGATTTTATTCAAGCGGTACACCGCATCTATCGGTTTCAACAGTCATACCCCGTTGAAGTACATATTATCTACACCGAAAGTGAACAAGCGGTATTAAAGGCTTTAGAGGAAAAATGGGAGCAGCATAAACATCTTGTATTCCAGATGACAGAGATTGTCCGTAAATACGGATTATCTTCAATAACGCTTGCAGAAAAGCTCGCCCGTACGATCGGTGTTGAAAGAAAGGTAATTGAAGGAAAGCACTTTAAAGCGGTTTTAAACGATAATTGTATCGAGCTTCCTACAATGGCAGATAACACGGTTGACCTTATCGTTACCTCAATCCCCTTCAGCAATCACTACGAATATACGCCGACCTATAATGATTTCGGACACAACGAAAATAACGAGAAATTCTTTCAACAGATGGATTTTCTCACCCCGCACCTCTTGCGGGTATTAAAACCCGGGCGGCTTGCCTGTATCCATGTCAAAGACCGTATCTTGTTCGGTAATGCGACCGGAGACGGAATGCCGACAGTAGATCCTTTTAGCGACATGACAGTATTCCATTTTTTAAAGCATGGGTTTCGCTATATGGGGCGCATTATTATCACCACCGATGTCGTACGGGAAAACAATCAAACCTATCGGCTCGGATGGACTGAACAATGCAAAGACGGTTCAAAAATGGGTGTAGGATGCCCTGAATACATTCTGCTTTTCCGAAAGCTCCCAACCGATACGACGAAAGCATACGCAGATACGCCGGTACAAAAGACGAAAGAAGCATACAGCCGCGGCCGCTGGCAAATTGATGCGCACGCATATTGGCGATCAAGCGGGGACAGATTAGTAACACTCGAAGAGTTAAAAGAATGTCCGGTATCCGATATGCAAAAGCTCTACCGGCACTATTCAAAAGAGCATGTTTACAATTATGCCGAACATGTCCGGCTCGCAGAAGAACTAGACGAAGCACGGAAGCTACCGGCTTCATTTTCTGCTATTAGCAACGCTTCTCCAAGCGAGTATGTATGGGATGATGTCAATCGTATGTATACACTCAATAGCGAGCAGTCTCGAAAAGCGCTTAATATGCACATTTGCCCGCTGCAAATCGATGTCGTTGAACGCCTTATTGAGCGGTATTCAAATTCAGGCGAGGTTGTCTACGATCCGTTTGCGGGGCTTTTTACCGTGCCGTATATTGCCGTAAAAAAAGGCCGCTATGGTATTGGGCATGAGTTAAACGAGATTTCATTTAATGATGGCGTTGCGTATTTGAAAGAAGCTGATATTGAAAAGACAGTGCCAACGCTTTTTGATTTAGATGATTTTAAAATTGCAAAATAACGGAGCTTCAATATGGCGAAAAGTTTTATCTTTTATGAAACCTTTGCAAAACAATTAAAACTATTAGACAAAGAATTGCGCTATAGGTTTTATGAAGCGATTATTGAATACGGGCTTTACGGTACGGAACCTGATTTTACAGGGCTTGAGGCGTGCGCATGGCTTCCAATACAAGAAGCGATAGACAATGCCAAAGCCCGCCGCATAAAAAATACCGAAGACGGGAAAAGAGGCGGGCGCCCTGAAATACCGCAAGAAATACAACAGGCAGTCTGTGAAGATTTACAAGCAGGGATGACACAAAAAGAGATTGCAGCAAAATACGATATAGCGCAGTCAAGCATATCGTATATCAAAAAAGAAGTTTTTGATAAAGAATATCAAAAACCCTCTGTAAATATCGAAAACCCTATACAAATATCAAAAACCCCTTTTGAATATCAAAAACCCAACGCAAATATCGAAAACCTTGATGTAGATGTAGATGTTAATGATAATGTTAATGTTGATGAAATAGTATCCCCGCCGGAAGAACCGGACGGGGATGTAAACCCTTCGCCTGTTAAAAACACACACACAATTCCGGAACAAGCGGAGCGTTTAGCGCACCTTCTCTATGACCTCCACCGGCAGTCAGACCCTCATTTCACTACCAGTCAAAAGCATATTGAGCAATGGGCGAAAGACATAGAAAAGCTGAGCCGCATTGATAAACGCAGCTATGAAGACGTTGAGAGAGTAATCCGCTGGGCAAAAACGGCGGATAATTTCTGGTGTCCAAATATCATATCGGGCGCAAAATTGCGAGAAAAATATCCGCGGGTATTTTTACAAATGCAGCAGCAATACGCCCGCTCCCCGCCGGAAGGAAAAAATAAGCGGTTTGACTACAACGTAACCGGCTCTCAAGAAGAGATGCCGTTTTAAGCTCAAGGAGAAATTATGCGTACATGTGAAATAAAGCAAGCAAAAAACTATACTCCGCTCTTTCACGGCAAAGAGGGAGTCTTTCACTGCGAAAAGCACGGGGATGTGAAGGTAATGCACCTAGACGGGGAGACCAAGCCGCCTGAATGCCCTATGTGTATGCAAGAGCGAGAAGAGCAAGAAAAGCGGGAAAAAAGTGAAGCGCTCCGATCGCAAAAGCTCACAGCAATGGGGATCCGCGACAAATATTTAAATGCAAGTTTTATAAACTACATTCCTCAAAATGAAACAGCAGCGCAATATCTTCACGATCTTTATGAGCTTGCCAAAAATCCGCGCGATACGTTCGTATTGCTCTATGGGAAAAGCGGCACGGGCAAAACCCACCTTGCAAGTGTAGCGGTAATACTCAACAAGGGAGTATATACAACATGGGAATTTTTAGACATGGAAATTCGGTCAACGTTTAATAGTTTCGCAGCAAAGAAAACAGAATACGAGCTTATTACTCATTATTGTACCATTCCGTTTCTTGTTATCGACGAAATCGAGAAAGGCAAGAATGAAGATGCAAAGATGCGCTGTTTATCGCTTATTTGCCGTGAACGGCATGAGCGCAACCGCCCGCTGTGGCTTGCCGGAAACTGTAATTACGAATGGGTAAAAACAGTGCTTGACAGTTCAGTGCTCGACCGGCTGAAACAAAAGGGAAAATCGTTCAATTTCTTCTGGGAAAGCTACCGCCCGAAGCTGCGGGAAGCGGAAGCGAATTAGAGAGGATGAGGTAAAGGAAAAATGATGAAAGAGCTATTATTTGATGTGAGGCGTGCGGCTGCCGGTGAGTATGAACAGGTAAACAAGCAGCACCTATTGTTCCATTCGTTGCATGAAGTGTATGGGATTTTAGCGGAAGAAATAACCGAAGCAAAAGAAGCTTTTGCAGAAACTGAAAGAATGTTTGATAGATTTTTTATGTGCATGCGAAAAGATAATTATAGTTCCGCAAATGAAAATCTTGAATACATCAAAGAAAATGCGCTCAATTGTGCTGCTGAAATGATACAAGTTGCAGTGATGGCACAAAAATCGATTGATAGTAATGCTGTGAAGGAGAAAATAAAATGACCATCGAAGAAATGAAAGCAAAAGGCTATAAGCGGTACACGGCGTATATCGAAAAACTGATAGTTACTAACGCTGTAGAGGTGTGGGCAAGAGATTGGGACGATGCTCGTGCTATGTTAGAAGAGGCAGCAAAAGCATTACCGTTTTCAGCTTTTGAAAACGAGGAATTACCTGATATTCAGCAGCTTGAGCATAGTGCAGAATCACCGTACCCCATCGCCGCTGCACAATCAACGGTTACGGATTGTAACGAAGATTTTTACAAAAGCGAGGAGAAATAAATCATGGAGATTAAAATAAAAATAGAAGGGAAAAGAGTTATTTGTGATGTGTCTGACAAGGAATGTGTAAGGCGTCCCTGTTTTGCTCCGCACCGCTATACCCATTACGGTCGCAGTATTGCCGGTGAAGATTGTAGCTATCAAGACAAAAATTATTCTTGCAGTACGAGAAATTATCACGGATGTCCTGACAAAGCGCTTTAAAGAGGGAGGAAGGAAAAATGGTAAGCAAACAAAAATACAATGAAATTTTTAAGCTAAAAGATATGCTTGAAAAAGCAAAGATACCTTTTGATTTTAGCGAACTGCGCGGCGGTTTTCATATCGTATATCCATGCTTTAATAGTGCGGCCTGCTCTGTCATTGAGCATGACCTTAGCTATGGAAGCCGGAAGGATTTACTTGAAATACGAGGTCTTATGACTGAAAAGGAAAGACTTGACACAGACGATGATGTGCTTGGGTTTTTAACTGCGCAAGATGTATTTAACCGTATTGAAAAGCACTATAAAAATGAGGAGGCATAAATCATGGTATTTGACAAATCGAGAGTATACACCGCGCTTAATGCGGATGAGTTACCGATTGGGAGTAGGTGTGTTTTTGCTGATACGATACATGACCTACGCAAGAAGGTGGAAAGCGATAGTGTGCAACGACATGTGTATGTGCTTAGAGCAGTCCGCGACGGCTGTGAAAAAGAACGGTTTGAAGAAGATGTTAATACAACATTTCTTTTAGCCTACCTTATCGAACCGCCCGCCGAACCGAAGTACAAGCCGTTTGAAAGCGTTGATAAAGCGATGGAAGCAATTAAAGCACACGGCGGATGGGTAAAAGACAAAACAACTGACAATTTAAAGTTAATTACCAGTATAGGTAAAATCTCCGACAGCGTAGCCTCAATAGGTGTGGGCGGAAGCTATTATACTTTTACAACCTTTTTAGATAGGTATGTTTTTGCCGACGACGGCAGCCCCTGCGGGGAATTGGTGGAGGAGTAAACAAAATGAAGTTGGTTTTTAACTGGCAAGAGTGTGATCCGGGAGAGGCTGCATTTGGCGTTGAAGCTGCTCATTTAACGTATGAAGCAGAAATACCGGAAAGCTTTATCCCGAAACAAGTTTTAATGGCAATCAAACAGGGATTTAAACCGCGTGTGTTGCTGGTGAATGAGGGGACATTGTCTCAGGAATGACCTATCTATCTGTCTGCTCCGGTATTGAAGCGGTAAGCGTTGCATGGGGTGGAACCTTACAATCGGTAACAGTATGGCAGTCCCTGTCATGCGTTGGATTGGGGAAATGATTAAGGGGATAAATGAACAAATAAATCTAAAAACATCCTAAAAAATCGCCTTGAGCATGACTATAAGGGTATGGCATACAATGTTTTATCCGCTCAAAAAGTATTTCATAAATCCGAAATTCCGAAGGGGTAGGCATGGGCGGCAGAAAGAAAAAGCACTACAAAAAAGGCGAGATACTTACTGCTGTCAAAGGTTCGGGCGGCATTGTTACAACCATCGCTGCAAAGCTCGGCTGTGATTGGCATACAGCAAAAGCGAATATAGACCGGCACGAAGAAACACGGGAGGCGTATAGAGATGAGCTTGAAACAGGGCTTGACCTCGTAGAGGGTAAGGCGTTTGAGCAAGCGCGAGGCGGAGATGGAGCAATGATCCGCTTTATTCTTGCAACCAAAGGACGAGCGCGAGGGTATGGAGACGCCCCTCCACCTGAAAGTATTGCTCCAGAAGATAACACGTTGAGGATAGAGATAGATGACAGTGCCGAGTAGCACCCTTTTTGCAAAAGCATACAATAGCGCATTTAAGGCAATTATGGCGCATAAAAAAGAGCGATACACGTTTACCGGCGGGCGGGCAAGCTGTAAATCATCGTTTATTTCAATCTGCATTGTCCTATTGATTGTTATGTTTCCAGACTATAACGCCCTTGTTATCCGAAAGACGGCTAATACCTTGCGCCGTTCCGTGTTTGAACAGATTGTCTGGGCAATTAGGCTTTTAGGTCTTGAGCGCCGTTTCCAGATATCGCGTAGTCAAACGGCTGCCTTGCCGATTATTTACAACCGCGGAGGCGGCATACAGCAGCGGATATTATTTGCAGGCTGCGATGATTCGGAGAAAATCAGATCACTGAAAACAGCATCGGGGTATTTTGCTATTTTGTGGGTAGAAGAAAAGACGGAATTTTCAGCAAATGAATTGCAGAATATCCGTATATCAGCATTACGCGGCGGGGATACATTTTATATCTTTGAAAGCTATAACCCGCCGAGTGCTACACGACACTGGTGTAATATCGAAGCGCGCACACCCGATAGCAATCGCATGGTAATACACACCACCTATCTCGACATACCGGCGGCGTGGCTGGGAGAAGCAATCCTACACGATATAGCGCATACGAAAGAGACGAACGAGCGGGCATACCGGAATATCTACCTTGGAGAAGCAACCGGTACCGGCTTAAACGTCTTTGAAAATGTCAAACTACAACCGATTACGGACGATCAGATAAAGGCATTTGATTATGTCTATCGAGGTGTTGACTGGGGGTATTACCCCGATCCGTTCCAGTATGTAGCAGTCGCATACAAAAAAGCGACACTCTATGTTTTTGACGAGTTCAGACTTTACAAGCACGGAAACATAGAAGCGTTCGATGCCTTAAAAGACCACATGAATACACAGTATGACCGGTACCGGTACGACACTCGGCAAGAAGGCGAAAAAGACAGAATAGCAGTAGAACGCATTACCGCTGATAGTGCGGAGCCGAAAAGCATCGCAGACTTTCGGGCGTTTGGAGCGGATATGCGCGGGGCAATAAAGGGAGCGGGCAGCAGGGACGCCGGTTTTAAGTGGCTGCAGGGCTTAGACGCTATCATCATCGATCCGGTACGATGTCCGCACGCCGCCGATGAGTTTACCCTTTATGAGTACGAACTAGACAAGCGAAGCGGGGACGTAATGACAGGATACCCAGACGGGCAGCCCGACCACTGTATGGACGCGGTGCGGTATGCAATGGAAGCAGTGTACCGGCGGGCGGGGGCGTAAGATGACTATAGGGAGTAGAGACGCACAATGTTTGAAGCGATAAAAGGATTTTTTATGAACATACTGAACCTCTTTAAAAGTTACACCATCAAAGAAGTAACCGGTATCGATACGCATATTTCAAGCGTGATGTATGAGCGTATAAGGCTATGGGCTGACATGGCCGCGGGGCAGGCTCCATGGAACGAGAAAGGCCCGCCGTGCGGCGTACTTGACCAGATAGCGGGACGGCTTGCCATGATGGTATTGCGTGAGATTGCCATCGAAGTGCGAAGCGATGCTATCAAATCCGTATTGGAGCATTTAGACGCAAACATCGATAAAATCATCGAATATATTACGCTTTTAGGCGGCGCTCTGATACGCCCCATTTACAGTGCGGGCAAGCTCCAATATGAAGCACTGCCACTCGGAAACTACTTACCGACAAGCTATGATTTTGACGGCACCCTTACCGGCGCGCTGATATTCAAGCAGATTGTAGACGGCAAAAAGCTGTATTTATTGGTAGAGCAACACGCCTACAAAGATGGTGCGCATTCGGTTGAATGCACCTTATACCGTAACGACCTCGGAAGTATGCATAAGGTCAATTTAACCGATTGCCAGCAAACCGCCGACATAACGCCTTCCTATACATGGCAGCACGTCAAGCAGCCGATGATTATTGAGTTCCGCAATCATAGCACCAATAAGATTGACGGCTCAAACGTACCAGTTGCAATTATTGCCGGTTCTGAAAATCTGATACGGGATGCAGACGAACAGTACGAGCGGATGAATTGGGAGCAGGAAGGCGTAGAGCTTGGGGTATTTGCCGACCTGAATATGTTTGAAAAGCGGGTGATACGGGACGGCGGTACGGTTGGGGTGAAAATGACAGGCAGCCTTAACCGGCTTGTTACGATGATAGACGGGGACGGAAGCCCCGACGGCAAGAAGATTACCGAACATGCCCCCGACCTCCGCACTGCTTCACAGAATGAAATGTTTCAGCAGATACTCCGCCGCATTGAGCTTACCTGCAATATCGGCAAGGGGACGATTTCCGATATGGAAAGCGTTCAGCAGACAGCAACGCAGTATTCAGGCGGCAGGCAGGAACTCTACGCAATCATTGACCGCATAGAAGACGAAATAGAGGTAAAGTACCAGCAATGCGCCGATGTCTTTGCGTATATGGCAGCCGCATACGGCTTAGGCAGCAATGATAGCCATATTACCGTTACATGGAACGATGATGCGACACGCAAAGATATTGAGCGAGCAAAGATAACTAAAATCAACGAAATAAACGCCGGCATCTGCGATAAATGGGAGTATCGGCGGGACTTTTTTGGAGAAGATGAATTGACCGCTAAAGCGAATGTACCGATTGAACCGGTGCAGTCAAGCCCGTTTGATTTAGCGTAAAGGAAGACCTAGAATGCTCTCGCCCCGTTACCTTGCCGGTCTTTCGGACGACTTAATAGAAATTTACTCACAGCTTGAAATCGACATACTCCGCGATATGGCGCGGCGTCTTGCGCGGGTAGGTAAAATCACCGAGGCAACCAAATGGCAAGCGCAAGTATTGGCAGAGGCGGGCGGATTAAGGCAGGATATCGCGCGAATATTGCATAAATACGATAAGCGTATTGTTCAAGAGATACAGGAAATCTTTAACGACGCCCTGATAAAAAACGCTCGCGCAGACAATCGCATTTTTGCCGAAGCGACCGGCCGCACCATAAGCGATAACAACGCGCAAATGATGCTTGCGACAATGAAAAAAACGCATGAAGATTTATCACGTCTTACCCTTACCAGCGCCGAGGTAACAAATAAAACCTTTCTCAAACAGGCAAACAATGCGTATATGCAGGTAACAAGCGGCGCATTCGATTACGATACGGCAATGAAGATGGCAGCAAACGAGATCGCAAAGAGCGGCGTTACAACGATGATAACCTATACGAACAATGCCAAGCCCGTAAGACGCAGCCTTGAAAGCGCCGTTCGTATGAATATCCTAACCGGTGTTAATCAAACCGCTTCACAGCAAACGATGAATAACTGCGAGGCGCTCGACTGCGATTTAGTAGAGGTTACCGCGCATATAGGAGCGAGACCGGAGCATGAAGAGTGGCAAGGCAAGGTATACAGCGTAAGCGGCAAAAGCGAAAAATACCCACCGTTTAGTATATGCGGCTATGGAGAGGCGGACGGTATTTGCGGGGTCAACTGCCGACATTCTTTTTATCCGTATTTTGAAGGGATGGAAAAACACTACAGTCAAGACGATTTAGACGAAATGAGCAAGGAGATGGTAGACTACAACGGCAAAAGCTACAGCCGCTATGAAGGGGAACAGCAGTTACGGCATATTGAACGGACGATACGACACTACAAAAAAGAAGCCGCAACACAGGATGCAATGGGAGTTGATAACACCGCCGCCCGCTGTAAAATCGGCGAATGGCAGGCAAAGGCGCGAGTCTTTACCGAGCAAACCGGTATCAGACGCGACCGTGCGAGAGAGTATATCGGAATGCCGAACGGAGATAAACAGCCGAAAGCGTTGAAACCGCAAGTAGTGCACGCATTTACACAATCGCAGCCGGTCAATCAAACGGTTGTACAAAAGATAGCTGATATGAACGCCAAAGCGGATACCTTCTATGTTGCAAGCAGCAGTTTAGATACCCTTGTTACAAAAGCGCAACACACGCAAACGATGACAACGTTGCAAAGAGCACAACTAGTAGAAGGAAAGGATTTAGCAGGAAAACTATTTGTTAAACGAGACCTCAAAGATATAAACGAGGTATTAAAAGCGCAAGGATTTGACGGCAAGCCAACCGTACTTAATAAAACCGAATTTTTAAAGGCAGTAAAAGATGACACCTTTATAGCGCAACGGACATACACCGCACCGAGCAAAGACAAACTCGATGAGTATATCAACATGTTGCGAAGCGGCGATTTTTATGTCGATTGTAGAACAGGCGGCAGAGCCCACGGGAAAGGAATGTATGCAGCAGCGGATTATACGAAAGGTAAAGACTTACGCCGTGTGATTGATGAGATGACACATTATCAAAATCTTGGTGCAATCCAGCGCGGCGAGCATTACACTATGACCGAAACATTGACAATAGATCCAAGCGCACGAATCATTGATGAAGCGAATGTCGTAAATGAATTTATTTACCGATACACGCAAGAGCTAAAGGCTCAAGGCTATTCAACAAGAGAAATAAACGATAAAATCATCAGTAACGGCTGGCGGGATCGTGATAAGGGCGTTCTTGCCTCGCTTATGGGATACGACGTAATACGTGCAGTCCCAAGCCCGTTCCGTGCTGATTACATGGTTATACTAAACCGTACAAAACTAATTTTATTAGGAGGCAGTGAATGAGTAAAGAAAATCATATAGGCATAAGATATTCAAAAGATGGTGATATTGAAACATACGACACACGGACGGGGAAAACAACCGGACATATCTCAACAATGGGAAATATGATAGAAGAAACGCAGGAAGATAGAGAGCGCTACGAAAGAGAATGGGAAGAGGCAATGAAAAAGCACGGCTATGTATACCACCGTCGACGGACAAAATAGCAAAGCTCAAAAACAACTTTAAATATTTATAACAAAAAAATACAACTTTCTTTCAAAAACCTGCATTTTTTGCAGGTTTTTTTCATTTCAGCCTGACTATAAGGGTATGAGAATAATCACAGATGAATTATACGCCGCACTTATTGCGCATTTTGTAAAAGACGAAAAGGTATCGCTTTTTCAAAAACTGCTCTTGAGTAAGCCGATGGAGCAAGATGCCGCGCCGTCTAGTAAAACACTTGAAAACGATGATACAGGGGGTGGCGAATGAAATACCGCAAGGGATTTCCGCGAGGAAATATAGGATCTAGTAGATATTCGGTAGACGAAGATATCAAGGGCGGGGAAGGCTTATTTTTAATGCTGCCAGATAGAATATCCGGTCTTACCGTTGTAGGACACTTCTGGAAAGGTAACGACGAGACACCGGGTACAGGAAGATTTAAGATTGAGGTAACAAATAATTGTCCGGAGCGGGTTGGCTCTGATGGTACCGGTGGCTTTTGGGACTATCCGGCTGAAGGTTTGGGAGAATTTGACAAAGATGACGGCATTACGATTATCAATCAAATTACTGGAGTACGCATAACATGTTTTGAAGCAGATGATCATTTGAATGTCTGTGTTACGGGGTAAGACTATGAGATACGGGCTTATTATGCCGGATGTGTTTCCTTTCGGCTTATTTATTAAACGCATCGAACAGACTAAAACAAGCGATGAATCCGGCGGAGAGAATATCTTCACGGTAGAACTTACCGATCACTCGCGGCATGAGTTCAAAGTGCAAAATGGAAAGACAGGAACGGGGGCAACCGTTGAAGCTGCCGGTTTATTCGGATTTTACATTGACGGAAACACGGGGGATTTAATGCTTTCTTATAGCGGAGATACGGCTCCGAATTTGACATTGAACGCAAACGGAGAATTGCTTTATACATTCTAGGAGAAATGAAAAATGGGAACAGTAAATCTAGGGCAAGTGGCAGCGCTAATAAAAAGCGTTGCGGTTGAGGTTTTGCATGGCGGAGCAGCGCCGACGGTAAGAAACGCCGGTACAAAAGCAAATGCAGAATTAGTTTTTGGAATACCGGATACAAGGAATATGATTATCAATATTCTAAAAAATGGCTATATCCAATGGCCGGGAATGAAAAGCCCGCTGGAAGATACAAGCCTTCATTTTGAAGGTTATAGTTGGTACGAAGTCAATTACCGAGGCAACTTCTTTAGAGCAAAGGGAGACAATGCGAAGACTTTTAGCTCGGTGAGGCTTAAAAAAGAACAGGTCAAGAATGGAATTTTTGCCTTTCAAGTGGATGAGCAGCAAGATGCTATAAGAAATATAACAGGAAGATTTGATACACAAGGAAACAGTGTATCAAATTCTGCGAGCGGAGCCTTTTATCCCATACGATACGGATATGTAGATGGGGGGTATTCAAGCGGATCCAACTACCTCAATGAAGTGGGATTGGATCTTTCTAAAATAGAAGGGTATCCCATTGCCGAAGAAAATCGTTCACGCAACTTAACTTTTATAGTTTGGGCATTGGTAAAGGATGAATAATAGGAGAGTAGAAGACATGGACTTTGCAGAGCGTTTAGAAATTAAAGATAATATTATTATAAACCACGTTATTGGCAAAAAGCCTAAGGCAGAAAAAGACGGGGTTATGTATTTTTATGGGAATAATATACAAGCCAATATTGGCGATGACATCCGTATGTACACGGACTTACAGGCAGGAACTAAAAAGCCGCTCACACAGTTGGTTGAAGAAGGGCTTGTCCCGGTGCCGGAAGGTAAAAAGCTCAATGAAGCCGGTACAGGCTTTGAAGATATGAGTGAAGCCGAAAAGGTTGCAGCCGGTCTTATTCAGCTAAAGCCTGATGAAAAAATCGAAGGTGCTTACATCGTCAGAAAGACTGAAAAAGAGTTGTACCAAGAAGGATTGCTCGGCAAGGAAGAATATAACGCTTACATTGACCGACAGCGAGAAGCCGCCTACCGGCAGGAAGCCGATCCGCTTGGTATGCAGGCAATGCGCGGAGACATAGATAAATCCGAATGGCTTGCAAAGATAGCAGAAATAAAACAGCGCTATCCAAAGGCGGAATAACACCTATGACAGTAGAAGCGTTGCCGCATAGCGAATTGATTATAGTCGGTGTTATCGTATTGGCCTTTATCCTGATGATGAAGAAGGGCGGGAAACTCTCTCTTTTTGGGCAGACGGTAGAGATACCAGTCGGTGGTAAAAAGCAAAAAATTGACACGATAGGGTTGATGTATTTGATGAAAGACGCCTGCGAGCGTATAGAGTTGCTTCGCAAGGAACGGGCAGAAGATATATTGCCGGACATATCGTATTTATTAACCGGCATCAGCCGCCTTTCCTGCTGTATGTATCGAGCAGAGGCAATCCTTAATAAGAGACTATACAAAAATGGGTTTGAAGATTTAACGACGGAAACGGTGAGCGGCTATATCGAACAGTTAAGCGATGAGCTTTACAGCCACTTACAGCGCGAACTACTCCACGCCGAACAATGTGCGGTTAATCCGCCCGAACCGATAGAGAAAAGCAAGACATACGCTATTGCGAAGGAGTTTACACGGCGGGCGGCGGCTATCTATCTCCGCGAGGTAAAAAGTAAGGCGATGATGTATGAGTCGTATCAGCCGCTTTTTGAAAAGCTGGGAGATACTATCCGTGTCGAGTTTTGCAAAGAGAAGAAAGAAAAGAAAATGAAGCAGGCAGAACAACTGCTTGAAGTGTTAGAAAAATTAAATACTTAAAAACCATTAGGGAGGTTCTAATAATGGGAGTTATACGGGATATTGACCGGCTCAAGCCGGAACTGGCGAAGCGGACACGGGCTTTTTTAGCAGAACTGAAAAAGCGCGGCATAGAGGTAATCGTTCTTGAAACAGATCGTACGGTCGATACGCAGGCGGCCTATTACGCGCAAGGGCGCAAGCCGCTTGAAGAGGTAAACGCCTTGCGTAAAAAAGCAGGGTTGTACCTTTTAACGGAAGCCGAGAATAAACGCATTGTAACAAAGACTACGCAGTCTCGGCATTTCGGCGGGAATGCCATTGATATTGCGCCGGTAAAAGACGGGCGCGTCTGGTGGAATGCACCGGAGCAGGTGTGGAAAGAAATCGGGGTTATCGGCGAAGAATGCGGGCTTGACTGGTGTGCCGGCGGATACGGACAGGTCTGGGGCAAGGGCTGGGATAACCCGCACTTTGAGCTTATGAAAGAATAGGGCGCGGTACATGAATGAAAAAAGATGGATTGTTTTTATTGTCAGTCTTTTGCTTCTTTCTCTTTCCGGCTGCTGCACAAGCGCTGGAATACGTGATAACGGGAACGGAGCTTACGCAGTTAGAGAAAATCTCGGAGACCTTGCAGATAAGCAAACAGAATCTGCAATCTCAAGCGAACGCCTTAACGGAGCGGTTGAAGGTGCAAGAGAGCAAAGCGAGCAGCTTAGCGGCGAGATTGCAGCAAGCAGAGCAGACAGCGAGAAACTTGAACGGTCAATTACAGACGGAACGGGAGACATTGAAGCGCTTGCGACAATCTTACAGCGCATACGAAAAAGAGGCAGCAAAACAGATAGCAGAGATGCAAACAGTGATAGATAAACAAAAAGATAAAATACACCGGCTCTCACTTACCGCTATAACACTTTTAACCGCTCTTTCTATGGCAATTGTTTTTATAGTCATAAAATTAAAAAGATTTTTTCCGTTTTTACCATAAAAACACACCGGAAGTATGACTATAAAGGTGTAATGCGCAAATGCTGACAGGCGCGTAATAAAAAAGATCAGCACTCACAATCGGCGGGCAACGCCGTAAAACAATGCGTAACGTGAAGAATGCAAAAGAGGAGATGTATGAAGCGAGAATTTTTAGAAGGGCTTAACCTTGAAACCGCCGTTATCGATCAGATTATGGCAGAGAACGGCAAGGACATAGAGCGCGAAAAACAAAAGACGCTCGCCGCTCAAGAAGAGGCCAAGGAAACTAAGGCGCAGCTTGAAAAAGCGAATAAAACGCTTGAAGGCTTTGCAGACCATGAGCAAATAAAGGCCGATGTCGAAAAATACAAAGCGGAAGCGGAAACGGCAAAAAAGGAAGCGGCGGCAAAGATCGCAAGCCTTGAGAGAACCGCGCAAGTAAAGGATTTTTTAAGCGACAAAAAGTTTGTCAACGATATTACCCGTGATGCTCTTGCCGCAAAGCTCACCGAACAGCTCGGCAGTGAAGAGGCAAAGGGTAAATCGCTTGATGATTTATTTGCCGCCCTTACCAAGGATCAAAAAAATATCCTTGCCGACGATACCGCTCCCGCACCACCGGTGCAGGGCAGCATGAAAGGCGGCTCGCACGCAGCCGATGAGCGGGCGGCAGCACGGGCGGTTATGGGTTTACCGCCTGAAAAAGACTAATACAAGGAGAATAAAAGAACATGGCAAATAACATTATCACCTTTAAAAAATACATCGATCAGCTTGACGATGTATACAAATATTCGTCTAAAACAGCTGTTTTAGAGACAAGCCCCGCACTGGTAACACAGGGGGCAAACGCCGGAGAGTTTGTCATTCCGAAGCTGGATATGGACGGACTCGGCGACTATAGCCGTAATGACGGGTATGTTTCCGGCGGTGTTGACCTTAAAAACGAAACGGTCAAATGCGACTTTGACCGCGGGCGGCGTTTTACCGTTGACGCAATGGATAACGAGGAAACGGCAGGGGTTGCATTCGGCCGCCTTGCCGCCGAGTTTATCCGTACCAAGGTTACCCCTGAACTCGATGCGTATCGGTTTGCAAAATACGCATTGAAAGCCGGAACAAAGAAAGCCGCCGCCCTTGCGGATGGCGTAGCTGTCATGCAAGCGATCACCGCGGCGATCGGTACGCTCGATCATG